AGAGTTACCCGTATTTGTTGGTGTTGTAACCGTTACTAATTGAAAATATGAATTTAATTGTGTCTCAACAAATGAAGAATTAAATTCACTATACATTTGATTAAATGTATCTGTTGATACATCAGTTCCAAGTAACGGATAAATTCCAGCAATAAATCTTTTTTCAGATGTTAAATTAGGATTTGAATATGTGTGTAATAATGTAAGTTGGTTTTCTGTAATTCCTGTTGACCCACTTTCTTTTGCCGCTTCTCCACTAAATATATCGGGTAAAAATGTTGATCCAGTTGTTGTACTAGTATTTAAATAACTTGGTGTTTGACCAGATATATAAACTAAATAAATGTATCCGTCATATGGTACTACTTTGGTTTTTATTTCGGCACTTCTATTATATAGACTAACATTACTTGCACCAGAACTTTGTGTTACGCCGTCAGCATCGGTTGAACATTCTTCACAATCCGGATACGTTGTAAGAGGTAATACCGTTTGACCGCCTTCCATCATTCTCATAGCAAATCTTCTCAACCCAACACCTAAATTCATTAAAAAATGGTCTCCTAAAAATTTAAATCCCATGGCTGCACCACCTACATCCCACATAACACTACCAATTGTTTCATATACCCATATTTGTACAATTGTAAAAACATATTGTATGAATAATAAAACTTCAGATATTATTAATCCAAATTTCATTCTATTTCTAAATGCAAAATTTGTTGGGAAATAATTTGCTTTACCCGTACAATCATCTTCTGTATTTGGTCTAATTTCTTTTATACCTAAAAACGCATCTCTTCTAGAAAGACCTAAAAAACTTTCGGCTCCCGAAACTTCATAATGTGATCCTTGAAATGATGATACCGTATAAACTTTACCAAATATAAATTTATAAAAAACATCTTCGGGAATACCATTATTGCTTGTACCCAACATTTTTGCTATCTTATCATTTTGATAAGTTGTTGACATCTGTGATAATGTAACACCAGCGGGTGGAACAATATTTATATAATCTTCAAATACGTCTGAAAATTGATATGTAGTTAATAAATCTTCATTATATTCACCAAGGTCATTTTGACCATACGTATTTGAATTATATTCTCTAATTTGTGGAACTAAATAATTTGCGGTTCCTGTCTTTTCATTACTACCTGTTAGTGAAAATTTAAATCTTGCGGTTGCAGTTGTTGGTATTCCTTTATTTGTGTCATTTGTAATTTCCTGTTCGCCAAATTCATTTGTATAAACATATTCTAAATTCATCGGTAAGACAACCATTGCCACACCATCCTCATCAATTGTTTCGGACGGATAAAAATATTCTAATTCAGGATATAATGTTGTTCCGTTAGAACCATATACTTTTTTTCCTGTATGTCTAACTGCTGATATTTTACCTTCCGTTGTTTGTAGGTTACATTTATAACCTGTTTTCATTCTAATTACTCCACTTCTTTTTACGGCATCACCATTGTCATCTGTAATAGTAGATGTTAAAATTAAAGAAATGGGTTCAATTTTAATACCACTTTGTGATATGTCATAATCTACCCTTGTTAATCCTATTTCACATAAATCAAGATTTCCCCAAAATGGAAAAACTTCAATTGTTCTATCATACTTAATAATTTGTGGTAACCCATCTAAATCTGTACTTGATTTAAATCTATAATATCTTTCAAATTTCTCAATTCCCTCACCTCTTTTTATGAAATCATATGGTCTTAAAGAAAAACAACCAATGTCAGATAAATCTAAATCAACGTGTAATACTTGTTTACCTACAGGAACTCCCCAAATCATAAAGTCGCCAGATGAATTTGTTTTTACCGTATATCTGTAATAATTTTCATATACCTCTAAAACCTCTTCTCTTGTTAGAATATCCGATTGGTCAGGAAATGTTCCAGTTGGTGCATGTCCACCATGTTGTTGTCTTGCAGGTAAAAGATTATATCTGTAATTGTTTCCGTCTCTATCAGATGGTTCTTGATATGGATATAATTTTGAAATAACGGGGTCATCGGCGTGTATTTCGTTTTGTTGAACGAATACCGAAACCCTTGCATTTGGGATACCGAAACCATCATTCGCAGTAATTCTACCGCAAACAACCCCATAATCCGCACATAAAGACGTATAAATGTCTTTTTGTGAAAATTTTAAGGATAAAATTTCAAGTTGGTCATAATCTTGATTTAACTCGACTGTGACTTTCTGATCTTTACCAATATCGGTTGAAATTCTATGTTTTTGCATCATTCTTTAAATAAATAGAAAGTATGTGATTTTCTACTATTATAACGAAAAAACAATTTAGTATGTAGTCGTTCCTAAAGCTTTTGTTCTCACTCTAATATCACTATTTGGGAACCTTATTTGGAATATTTGATTTGACTGCATAAACACGGTCATATCAATTTGTTGAATTTCTTTTGTTGGAATATCTTTATATACTTGTGAAACCTCAGAAGATGAGTAATTTCCTCCAATTTTATTGAATACTCTAACATCTGTTACGTTAACTACTCCACCTATTGCACCTATTTCTCTCATTAAATCCCCCACAAATAATGGGTCACCCATTTTACGTTTTTCAATTGCAAAGAAAGACGTTGCAGTTTGAATTGTTTGTTTGATAACATCTGTTGGGTTTTCATTTTTATCAATCATTAAATCAATATCCAATCCCAAATCAATAACTTGACCATTTGCAATTTCAATGTAATCATTTATCATTCTATATTCAGAAAGATAGTTTAATATATTGTTTTTCAATGTGTTAGAAATAACATCAGTCAAATTACCCCTTTCATCATATGACAATAATTTAACTCTAACTTTATTATCTTCTTCCATCACATTAACCTTAGCAGGTGCTCCATATGTAGATGGCATCGTTTCAATTAATGATTTATAATCATTTAAAGTTACTGCTCTATTTTGTGCTGCGAAGTTATATGAAACCATGTTTCTAATTTCTTCAATCGTTGGTTGGTCTGCACCACCGACTGCCGCGGTTACATTCGTTACTCTTAGTGATTGCTCAACTTGTGAATTAATTGACGAATTAGGACCGTTTATACTAAAATCAACAGTATCTACACTTGATATGATATTAACCCCTAAATTCGAATCTTTACCACCACCAATACGATATTTCACGAACAATGTAGTGTTTGCTTTAGGTATTGAACCTAAAGACATATTATTTAAATAACTTGCTAAATTTACCTTTAAGTTTCCTGTTAAATAATTGTCTAAATTATCTAATGGGTCTACATTTCCTGAACCAAATGTTAATGAAAAATAACTTTCAGGTGTATATTCTGTATAAAATTTATTATTAACCTTTAAATAAGTTCCAGCCTTAAAATTTTCTTTATCTGATACTGCAGTTGGGTCGGCAATAAAAACTTTATCTTGAATTAAAGATTTAACCTCATACCATTTATTAGTTGACATGTTGAATTCCGAAGACGTTGGGTTTGTTCCAAAAGAAGTTCCCTCTTTATGAACCACACCGGTAACTCCTAAAACATTTTGTTCAGGTAAATAAAGTTTTAAAAATGGTTTTTGGTCTAATTCACTTATAACTCTTCTATATATTCTTGTAACTCCGTTTACAACGGGTTCTCTTTTAGTGATTGTATATGAAACCAAAGTATTGTTACCATCAAAATTAGGTATTTTCAATCTATTTGGTTCTCCCTTATCGTTAAATGGACTTGAGAAGTCAATATCATTTATTGTTTCAAAAATTTGACCTCCACCTGACACTTGTGCACCTATTCTTAATAATCCCAAATATCTTTCATCTTCTTTATCACCTCTTACTGGTACATTTATTGAGAAATCACATAATGCCACCGATGGTCTTGTCCCCGGTATCTTAATACCATATGTTTTTGCAATATGAAATAACGATTGTCTTTGTTGTGCAAAGTCCAACATTGTTTCTTGCCAAACTCTGTCAATATGGAAATGTAGGTTATCTGCAACCGCCGCGTTTAAATCTAACATTACTGAAAATATTGATGCGTCATTGGTATTTTTTACCAAATCAGGATAATATTCTTTTGTTAGGTTTACTAATTCTTGTCTTAGTCCTGCAAAATCTCTTGTTGCATATGTTATTTTCTTAGCCATCTTAAATGTTTAATATTATAAAGTCCGAAGATGAAAACGCTCCGTTATTAACAGTATATTCAATTTTTACTACTGCGGTATATGGTTTAGTTGTATTATCTGAAACCCTAAATAATCTTTCGTCTTCGTCTTGATTAAATGTTCTTGTTTGGTCTGGGTCATCCTCAGCAGACATCACATCCAATTTTGTAATATCCAAATTAGGTATATATTTTTTAACAGAGTCTCTTATTTCTTCCTCTATTAAATTAAAAGTGACCATATCGTTTTGGTCAAAAATGTATTGATATAGTCTAGTTCCGAAGTCAGGTAAAAAATAACGGCTACCTCTCTTTGTTAATAATAGATGTATTAAGTTACCTCTAACTTCTCTTTCAGGTGTGAGTGTCATTTTAAGATAATCACCCTGTAAACTGTCTCTAAATGGGAAATCTATTCCATATGTTACCGCCATGAATATAAATATAAACTAATCTAAAATGGTAATAAATAAAAAATCCAACCGAAGTTGGATTTAATATAGTGTCTTGATATTCACCCCCTGTATTCTCAAAACCTAGGAGCTCAAGGTACTCCTTGACGACAGTAACTTTGAGGAGGTCTCCCATTATTTTTTAGGACCCACATCCCTCACACTCAAAAGGTGAGTCTGTTGGTCTTTGTATTGTCATTTCTAATTCTGGTGTATTTTCACTTATTATTTGGTTATTAGTGGGTGTAGTTGGGAATACCGCAGTTTGTTGTCCTGTGTTTTGTTCAACCACTTTAGGTGTTGACATATCGATACCTAAACCTTTTAACGCATCCACAGCAGAACGTGTTCTTAAATAATACATACCCGTCTTCATTCCTGTTTTCCATCCAAATAGATGTGCCGCCAATAATTTAGGTTTAGTTGCATTATCAATGAATAAGTTCAATGATTGTGATTGGTCAATGAAAACACTTCTATTTGCTGCCATCTGTAAAATTCTCTTTTGAGACATTTCCCAAACAGTTTTGTAAACCTCTTTTAATTCTGTTGGTATTTCAGGGATATTTTGTACTGAACCATTTTCCATGATTAGTTTATTTTTTATCCCATCATTCCAAATACCTAACTTAATTAATTCTTTTACTAAGTGTTTATTGATAACAATAAATTCACCACCTAAAGTTCTACGAGAATATAAGTTTGTTGTAAACGGTTCAAACGCCTCATTATTACCTAAGATTTGTGCGGTTGATGCTGTTGGCATTGGAGCCACCAATAATGAGTTTCTCACTCCGTATTTTATAACTTCTTTTCTTAATGCCTTCCAATCCCATCTACCAGATAAATCTTTATCTGTTTTACCCCACATTTCATATTGGAAAATACCCTTTTCAATAGGTGATCCTCCAATAGATTCATATGGTCCTAATACCTTTGCTAAATCTTTAGAAGATGTTAATGCCGCAAAATAAATTGTTTCAAAAATATCTGTTTGTATTTTATCTGCCATTTCACTTTCGAATGGAAGACCTAATAAACATAATACATCGGCTAAACCTTGAACACCTAAACCAACAGGACGATGTTTGAAATTCGAACGTTTTGTTTCTTCGGTTGGATAAAAATTAAAATTGATTACGTTGTTCAAGTTTTTTACAACTTGGTAGGTATACTCGTACAGTAATTCATAA